GAGCCATCGGCGGTCCTACGACCTGTCGGAACCCACAACTTCAAAGACCCGACCAACCCAAAGCGCGTTCAGCTGTTGCTCGACGGTGGCGATACCACGGTTGAAGTAATGAAGAAGGCATTGGCCTATTACTATAACGCGGCCAACGCACCTATAAAGCGAAAGAACAATGGGCTGCTGGATAGTCTCGCAGCGCGCACTGAGATGCCTCCTGCCGTCGGCCACCTCGTGGCTGAGAAGTGCCAGCAGGTAGAGTGGGCGGTCACCAACCAAGACAAAGTGTCGGAGCCGTTCTGGTACGCACTGATAGGACTGGCTGCCTTCTGCGAGAACCCAGAGGAGACAGCCAAGCGTTGGAGCGAGGACCACCCCAGCTACTCCGAGAGCTCTACACTGAGGAAGATGCAGCAGTGGCGGGAACAGGCGACTGGACCCTCGACCTGTAGCAAGTTCGAGAACGAGCGTCCTGCGGGGTGTAAGGGCTGCCCGTTTGCAGGTAAGATCGGCAGCCCAGCACGACTGGGTGTGCGGTACGCAGAGATCGACACCAGTGATGAGGCACCTGAAGAAGTAATCACAGAGCTTCCGATACCTAAGCCGTTCAAACGGACAGCCAACGGGATCATGGCTACTATCGACGACACTGATATCGAGGTGGCACCCTTCGACATCTACCCACTCAGCTACGGTTATGACGAGCACCTTGGTTATGAGGTCGCCCAGTTCATGTGGGACAGGCCTCATGTGGGGTGGAAGGTTCTGACCATGCGGCAAGCCTACCTCGCTGACGGTACCTACCGTGAGTTCGTGGGCTGCGTGGCAGACCAAGGCATCGTACTACAAACGAAGAGACAGACGGAGTATTTCCAGATCATGCTACGCTCATACATGAATGAGTTGCGTAAGGTGCGGACCGTCACAAACCTGTACTCCACAATGGGTTGGAAGGAAGACAACAAAGTCTTCGTCCTTGGTGATGATCTGTACCGGCGCGACGGCAGTGGTTCCGTGACACACGAAACGATACGGCTGGCCTCCCACGTCAACCGCGCCGGTAGTGATATGTTCACGACCAAGGGTAACTTCGCCACGTGGAAGGCTGGCAGTGAGATACTGCGGCGGGGCAAGCTCTACGCCCACCAGTATTCCATCGGGCTGGCATTTGCGTCTATCCTCATGCAGTTCTCCGGCCTCAAGGGTGTGACTGTATCGCTCTATGGTGAGTCCGGTAGCGGCAAGACGCAGGCACAGTTCATACAGCAGTCTGTCTGGGGCGACCCAGAGAAGATACACTTCCAGTCGCAGTTCACGGCCAACTCTTTGTTCGACAAGTTCGGTCTCCATGGCAACATGCCAATCACGATCGACGAAGCGACACAGATGTCAGACAAAGATATGGGCGACTACCTGTACTGGACCAGCCAAGGACGGGACAAGGCCCGCCTGACACGCAGCGCAGAGGCCCGGGCACCCAGAGAGTGGGCGCTTATCTCCACGCTGTCTACGAACAAACCGATTGGCGGTAAGCTGTTGTCGGCGGGGCATGAGAACGAAGCGCAGATGGCGCGTCTGATCGAACTCAAGGTAGCCAAGTCACCAATATACCGTGACGGTACGGACGCTGGTCGCCAACTACATAAACTGTTCACAGAGAACTATGGGTGGGCAGGCCGTGCGTTTATAGAACGCCTTATGAAGATGGACGAGCACAGCATCCGCGTACTGATGGCCGCCGCTATCGACCAGTTCAACGACAAGTACGGGTACAAGTTCTCCGGCGTCGAGCGTTTCTGGGAGGTGGGCTTTGTGCTGCCAGAACTGTGCCTCAACCTTGCCCATGGCTGGGATATCACTGCGTTCGACGGGCGCGAAGCAACTGTCTGGGCGACGTCTAACATATCCGAGATGCGGGATGCAGCTGCGGACAACCAGCGTGATATGTTTGACCTGATCGCAGAGTACATGAACGAGCATCTGTCTGAGACGGTGCAGGTGTTCCACAACGGTGACGCGTCCCCACTGGTGGACTACTCCCGCCTACCACGGAACAGTGTGCATGTACGCATCGACGCCTACCGCAAGGGCGGCAGCACGGATATCAAGAAAGCAACGATGTTGCTGGACCGCACACACTTCCGCAAGTGGTACGCATCCAAAGGGCAGAACCCACGGGAAGTATTGGGCGCGCTAGAACTCGAAGGTGCGAACGCTACACCGTCGTCGCAGAAGGCATCGCTTGGCAAGAACACCACGCTGTCGATCCCGCAGACCTATGTTATCGGGGTTGACTTAACACACTCACGCATGGCGGGTGTGTTGGATGATGTGGTGACTGCCAGCATAGAGGCTGAAGCCCGCAGCCAAGACGACACCGTGGTGTCGTTCAAGCCTAAGACCTAGTCGTTATACATACCGGTGTACGCCTCGATGTAGGGGCGTACACTCAGCGAAGTCGAGTTGATAAACCGTTCGCTTGCGAGTTGCTTTTGTGCCTTCAACGCCCGTTTCACCTTAGCCCGCATGTCGCCCATCTCCAGACCAGTACCGGCAGCATAGCGGTTCCACTCCGCGACACGGTCGTACAGGTACGCCACCTGCTCACGATCACCGCGGGCTTCGGCCTTCACAATCGCATCACGATACGCCGTGGTGTAGCTGCGCTGGTACTGCTGGCGGCGCATACCGACACGGACGACGTCGTATTCGGATGAAGCACCCAGAGGGTACAACCCGAGTGCCCGCATGATGGCGACTCCGCTGTTGTAGTCCTCGCTCACTACGTACCCGCGGCGATCCACGATGGCACCGCTCCGCTCGTAGGCATACACGTCACCCAAGGCGCGCAGCATACTGATCGGAGACTCGCGGACTGTCTTTTCAATATCACCGGGCATACCGCCGGGCGCGAAGTCCAGTAGGTTCCCGATAGTCTTCATGCTGTTCGCAGCGAAGGAAGCCATTGGACCACCGACCTCTGTGATGACACGCGATGTCTCTGCACCCGGGAGGAACATTTCTGTACCGGGCACGATGTTGCCGAGGCCAGTACGCGAACCGACGTCGCTCCCAAGCATGTTGTTGAACGCACCGCTCATAAGTGCCGAGCCGAAGCCGGGCATGAACTCGTTGCCCTTGTCCACCATGTACTGCCTGATACTTGGTACTGGGATACCGAACTTGAACGCCAGTGTGTCGACAATATCCTCAATGTCTTCCGAGAACGGTACACCACGGAGGCCGGACAGCAGCAGGAGGCTGCCGAGCATGATGATCCGCCCGTTGTTATTGAGGTTTGCGATGAGTGTGGCACTGTTGACGACGAACTGTTTGAACATGAACGCGAACTGCTGGATACCGCCGCGGAAGAACGCCGGCCGGTTGCCTGTCGTGTAGTCACCCAAGGTACTGTTTACCAGTGTCTCTGCAAAGGCAGCAGCATCCTTCGCTGCATCCACGTTGTTGGCACCAGCTGCTGTGCGGCGGCGGAACTCAAGGCGGAACGCGGCGAGTGCTGCTGCACGGCGCGAGTGTTGCTCCGTGGAGTTGAAGGGGGCCATGAAATACTGGACAAACGTCTGCTGCGCACCCGTTGTGACGCGGCCACGGGCTGACCCTGATAGGGAGTTGAACTGGGCCGCATCCAAGAACCCGCCCTCGATACCTTCGACAAGGAAGTCGGCCTCCGCACGTGTCATACCGCGCTTGGCGAGGTCGGCATCTGACATTTCCTCTTTGCTCCAGAACGCAGCTGTGTCCGCACCGGAGTTTGGCTTGAGGCTGAACCCAACCGAGAACGCAGCGTTCTTGATCTCGACAAAAGCATCCCACCCGAAGCCGCCGCCGAATCCGTTCTTGGCATTGTAGGTAGCCAGTGCTGCAGGCACGTTGGTACCAAGGCCGACAAGGTTCAATGCACCCGAGGCTACAGACCCCCCCAAGAACGACATGGCTGTCAACGTGCGTATAGCACCGACGGTTTTGCCGGATGCCATGTCTGTCTCCAGAACCTGCTTCTGCTGGTCCAAGAATGTCACGAGCTTGCGGAACTCGTTGTAGTGCTGGTTGCCCCGCTTTGGTGCTTCGTTGGTGACGAACCAGCTGTGGTACTGGTCAAACTTGCGGCGGGCTTCCACCTTGGCTTCCTCGTTCATCGTCGTGTCAGTCAACGATGCCTCGTACTCAGCCTTCAGCGTGTTGTATTTCTCTTGACTACCCTTCCACAGCGCATCCGATTCCGGGTTGCTGCGGTCCAGTATGTTCGCCAGCTCCACGCTGGTTTTATTCCGCGCGATGGTAGATGCACGGGACTCGATGTGCTGCGAGATAGCCTGCGACAGATCGTTCTTCGCACCCGGTGCGAACGAAGCCTTCAGCTGGCGCAGTACGGAGAAGTCGTTCTGCGATGTGAGTGCGAGGATGATCTGCTCTGCCCGCGTCGGGTCGAGGTTGATACTGAAACGGCGCAGGAACCGCATCGCCTCGTTCATGTTGATCTCTGGGTCTGTCGACGCTGTCTGGATCACCGCTTCCGACTTGGATATGAGCCGCAGTTTCTTGAGCACGTTACCACCAAGGCCGTTGTTGGCCTTTGGGTCGAACACCTCGACCTCATGCGTACCCTCACCAAACAGTTCGGTCATGCTCGCCGCTGCCGTATCCGCCTCGCTCTGGGTCTCGAACTGCATGTACACAGTCTGGTCCCGATACCGGTCGGTCATAGCAAACTCAGTACCGTTCTCATCCACGGCCGCGATGCGTGC